GGTATCGACTGTCGGAGGCTACGGGAGCCGCCAATGGTCTCGAACGCGTCAGTGGCACATTGTCGGCTCAATGGCGGGGAGTGTCGACAACATTCTCAACTGCGACATCTTCGTCGGCTTTGATCGCTGATGACGAAGCCACTTCATCGGCATTTGATAACACGAAATGGTTTCAAGCGTGGGACGTGCTTGGCACAGACACAAATCTTGGCGGCATTCCTCGAACCGCTGTTTGGACCGCCTCAATGTGGATGCAAACCACACAGACCACGACAGGCAACTACGCGATCTTCAATCACGGAAACCATGTCCATGCAGGCAACTGCGGCATGATCGTTTCTGGTGGTGCAGCCACTATCACGGCGCAGTTCGGAGAACGAGGTGTCTCCAACACAATGACGACGTTCAACTCAGGCGTCATCGTCAATGACGGAAAACCGCATCACATTGTCCTCACATACGAATACGACAGCGGGACTCTGACATACACACGCCAGCTGTATGTCGACAATGTATTGGCAACGACGACGTCAAGTTACAGCGACGAAGTCGACAACGGCTATCTCTCACTAACTCTGGGACTCCCGACAAATAAGAGCCTCACAGCATCCAACAACTTCCCCAACTATTTCACCGGTTCTATTCAAGACTTTGCTGTCTGGAACAGTCGATTGAGTTCCACGACGATCTCCGATCTTTACAAGGCTGGTGCGGGAACCTACGCGGCCGGCACTCGCACCGATGAACGAATCACACTTCTCTCCAACCTTGCCAACTGGATGTCCGACGGCACCGACCTCGGCACCGGCAACTCCACAGTCCTCGGAGTTCAAGTCAACGGCAAAGGCTTGCTGGATGCGTTGAAAGAAGTTGAAACAGCCGAGCAAGGTCGCCTGTTCATGTCAATCGACGGAAAAATCAAGTTCGTCAACCGCAACGCTGAAGGGTCCGGCAACTTCGTGACATCACAAGCCACGTTCTCTGACAATCCAACAGCCGGCCAGCTCGCATACCAGGACATCGTCCTCACCTATGACGATCGGTACATCTTCAATGAGATTCGAGTCACCCAACCCGGTGGTTCCTCGTATGTTGCAACCGATTCAAGCAGTCAAGGCAAATACTTCAAACAAACGTTGAGTCTTGACAACTTCATCGCCGACGATCCGTACTACCTCGTCAACACTGCCATCTACAGACTCGCCCAATACAAAGACCCTCAGATGCGAATCGACGAACTCACAATCAATCCACGTCGCAACCGCACCTATCAGACAACTTGTGTGACGTTGGACATTGGCGACCGAATCACCGTGAATCGCACGCCTCAGAATGTTGGATCGGCGATCTCAAAAACCCTTATCATCGAAGGTGTGAAACATACGATCACACGCGACAGTTGGGTCACGATCTTCAACACTTCCCCGACGTTGCAGAACGCCCCGTTCGTCCTCGACTCCGCCACCCTCGGAGTTCTCGACACCAACATCCTCGCCTACTAGGAGAATCCAATGGGATCGGGTTTCAAAACCTTCACTTCAACAGTGCTGACCGCATCAGATGTGAACAACTATTTGATGGAGCAGTCGGTGATGGCGTTTGCATCGACTGGCGCGCGTGACGTGGCGATCACTGCACCCGAGGATGGGATGGTCGCCTACATTCAGTCGAACGACGCCAACGAAGGTCTCTACACCTACAACGGAACGTCTTGGCGTAAAGGTCCAGGTTGGAATGCCCCGTGGGGACTCATGGGTAAGGACAAGAAGACCAACACTTCTGTCACATCTGCAACTCACACAACGCTTCAAGACGCAACCAATACTCTGACAGTCACTATCACGACTGTCACTAATCGCGTCTATCGAATGACCACTGTTCACAATCCCTATGCCAGCGGTGGGGCTAATGGGTTCCAAGCTGCTCATGTAATAGGAGGAGCCACACAGTCACAGTTTCTGGTGAACTCTCTTAGTACGGTCACGCAGGACACTCGAACCTACGTTTCGACTTACACTGAAACATCAGGACAATCACGAATCTTCAAAGCTCAGATAGCTGCGTACAACACGAACACCGCTATCACCGATTGGGGTTCAGCAACTATTCCTCGAATCCTAATCGTTGAGGACATCGGTCCTGATGGTGCGCCAGTCTGATGGGCTATTACCTGCTGGATAATCCACCGGCGTCGCCGCAGTTCTATCCGTCGAGGTCAAACACTCCGACGTGGGCGGTTGGCGTGCATACGAGCGAAGGTCCGACTGGACCGGGAAGCGCGCGCAATCTCGCAGCCTTCATCGCCCGCCGCTCCGACCCCGGCTCCTATGCCTGCATCGTTGATTGCGACGAAACGATTGTGATGGTCCCACCGGACTACACGACGTTCTCGATCGCAGCGTCGGGTTATAACTCGCGCACCTGGTCGATCTGTCTGGCTGGTCGATCCTCCGAGTTGTCGCCGGATGATCCGAACACTGTCGCGATGATCGAGCGGGCCGGCGAAGCGATCTTCATGCTCTGGACTCTTCTCGGCATCGATGTGCTGCCTGCTTGCAAGTGGATCGGAACTGATGCGTTGAATCGGGTCGGGCTGTTCTGTCATGGTGACGTGCAGCCTTGGGATCGTTCCGATGCCTGGTCACGTCATCCGCAACGCGCCGACCTTGACTGGCTCCTCATGGTTGCGATCGCTAGTCACGTCAATCCGCAACCTCCCACTCCTCCGACACCCCCCACTCCTGTTCCTCCGGCCCCTGTGCCGCCAACTCCAACGGACGACGAAATGAAGCGTTACATCATCAAAGGCACCGACCAGCCGCATGTGTATCTCTGCGATGCCGGCCTTGGCTGGAAGTGGCACATCCCTGCCGGACAAATGAAGAACGTCGCATGGGTGGTTCAGATCGCCGGTGGCGGTCAGATCATCACACCGCCCGGTGCGAACACTGTCGTCGTCGAAGATCAGACCGTGTGGGTTGCCGAGCAAGCATTCGTCGACGCCATCCCCACTCTTTCATAAAGGATCGGGGAGACTTGTCCGATGCAATGGGAACAGATCATCGCCGCGTCAATCACCGGACTTCTCGCCCTTCTCGGAGTTATCTGGCAGGCGCGTAAAACCCGCCGAATCAACACGTTTGAACACAACGAAAACACTTTGAAACTCGATCGAATTGAGCAGAAGGTTGACCAAACCGCTGTCAGGGTTGAAACTGTGTCCGACCGGCTTGACGATCACATCGTCTTGCATCGAATGACTACCCGAAAGTCATGGTGGCGGAAATGACATTTGCCGATGAGGTTCGATCGGAGACACGCAGCTCCGGTGTCCGATGTCGACTTTGTGTGTTCCTCGAGGGATTGGATTCGAAAACCCGTTCTGAAGTGACCGACGTTTTGGCTGATTCGGCTTGGAATGCTGAGGCGATCAGTCGGGCGATGATGCGAAGGGGCTGGGAGTTTCGTGGCGAAGCCATCCGAAAGCACCGGCAACGCTGCCTCGTTTCGTGATGAGGTAGCCGCAGGTTCCAAACCCCGACGTTTTCATCCGCAAGGCTGGGAACCGGGAGTTGCTTGGAACGGCACCGAAGGCACCCTCACCACGCCACCTCTCGAAGCTGACCCGACAGCTGGGGTGTGGGCGGAGTTGGTCGCTGATTGGGGTTTAGATCCGCTCGCCACCGAAGTGGTCGAAGGGTCAGTTCAGGTTCGTGCCTGGGATACCCATGATGGGCGGCGGTTGCGGTATTACCGGGCGACTCTGCGCGCCCGCACCCCCGATTTTGATCGTCCCGACATTGACGCTCTGTGCAGGCTGGTGGAACGTCGTCGCCCTGTGAAGCCCCTGAAAGGCCCTGAGAGGCCCGACAGGGCTTTGGTGGTACTGCTTGCCGACTGGCAGCTCGGGAAGGCAGGAGAGGCCAACGGAGGCACTCCAGAGACCGTCGAACGGATCTGTCGGACCCTTGATGCTCTGCCGGGACGGATTCGAGAGCTTCACAAAGCCGGTCGGCCAGTCGAAGCGGTCTACCTCATCGGCCTCGGAGACCTCGTCGAACAATGCACCGGCCACTACCCATCCCAAACCTTCAACGTCGATCTCGACCGGCGAGAACAAATGCGTCTAGCCCGTCGACTCATCCTCCGAGCCGTCGACAACCTCACCGGCAAAATCCCTCGCATCGTCCTCGCCGCTGTACCAGGCAACCACGGAGAGAACCGTTTGAACGGTAAAGCCTTTACTCGCTCCACCGACAACGATGATCTCGCTGTCGTCGAACAGGTTGCCGAGATCCTCGCCGCCAATCCTGACCGCTATGGGACGGTCTCAACAGTCCTAGCGGACGGAAACAACCTCGTCCTCGAGATCGCTGGCATTCCTGTCGCTTTCGCTCACGGTCACAAAGCCGGCGCATCCGGCCATCCCGCCGCCAAACTTGAGAAATGGTGGGGTGGGCAGGTTATGGGCCGGCAACCCATCGCCGACGCCGACATTCTCATCACCGGCCACTACCACCACTTCATCTGCTCCGAAACCTCCGGCCGGACCTTTATGCAAGCACCGGCAATGGACGGAGGGTCACAATGGTGGACCGACATTTCCGGACAGAACTCACCAGCCGGACTACTCACCCTCGGCATCGGCACCGGCTACGGCCCCCGAGGCTGGGGCGACCTCCACATCCACTCCGTCTAAGAAGGACCGATGGCAGAAGAACTCGAACCCGACGAACATTTCGACGCAGCCTGGCCGTCAATCCTCCTCGACGCCTTCGCCCTCGTCCACGGAGATCGAGGCCGATCCTACGGACCCCCGTGGGAGGACTATCAGCGCGTCACCAATCAGTTCAACGCGCTCTGGGGTCAAGATGTTCTCGACGTCAACGCCGGAATCCTCTTCATGATTTGCATGAAGCTCGGTCGCATCGCTCATGGCATCGAACAAGGTTTCGAAGCCGAACAACTGCGTGACTCCATCACCGACGCAGCCGGCTACCTCGACTGCCTCTACGGATCAGTTCTAAACCCGCCTGCGTGGACTGTCACCTACGACAACGACGACGAAGACGACGAAGAGCTCGAATGGGAGGAAGAGGAATGACAATCACCATCGAACCCGATCTGATCCCCATCTCCGAACCGGAAGAGGAAGAGTACGATCCCGAGGAGCATGAATACCCCGACACTCAGGACTATCCCACCCCAGATTGGAAACCATAAATGTTCACGAAATCGTTTCTCCGCCAGCTACTCGAGCGCGCCGTCAAGACGTTCGCCCAAACCATCGTCGCCCTCGCCGGAGCCGCCCAAATGGACTGGATGAGCCTGGATTGGTGGCACATCGCCGCCACCGCTGGCATCGCCGCCGCCCTCTCAGCCCTCACCTCGATTGCTTCGGACAAGATCGGGCCGACCGGCACCCCATCAATGGTGTCCACCTATCAAGGCCCCTGATCCCGACCCGCTGACGGCATCGCCTCCCTCGATGCCGACTCGATGCTCGTGGCATTCCGCCATGCCATTTGACGCTCCAGCAGGTCGGCGAGAACCCCCATCACAGGCCCCTCCCCCGCCTGCTGATGGGGGTTCTCTCATGTCCGAGAGGAAATCCTTGACATCTTCTAAAGAGGTCTGTAAAACATGAGATGTCGGAGCAGCCGCCCCGACCACCCCGACACAAAGGAACCCCGACATGGCAACCATGGCAGCAATCGACTCCCTCATCACCAGGGCCTACAACGCCGAACACAACCTTGAAACTTATGCCACCCATCACGGCATCAATACCAAGAACATCGGACCGGAAACCGAACCAGCCGACACCTTCGAAGACGAATGGATCAGCCTCCTTGTTGAAGCCGAGATCGCAGCCGAAGACGTCGTCATGCAACTCGCCGACATCGAAAACCTTGACCACGACGCCTACTGGCTCGCAATCATCAACACCCGCCGCTACCTCCAACACATCGGACGGGACGACCTCGATCTCGAGCAGCTCATCCTCGCCATGTACCAGGTGAACCTGTGATCTGGAATCTCGCCGCACTCATCCCCGCCGCTCTGCTCCTGCGATACAAGTCACAGAAGCTGCGCGCGCGTCTCCCACAGCACACACTCGCCGACGTGCCAGTCATCGTCCTCGTCGGAGCCGACCTCGAGGATTTGCCATGAGCGACAACGTCGTCGTCTGTCTCCTCTGCAACCGTCGTTTCGAACGAGACGAGAACGGTGCCGCCGACTTCCTGAACCATTCATGTAAAACTAAAGGGGTGGAACGTCACCCGTCCGGCCACACACCGAAAGGCGCAGCATGACACTCAAAGTCCTCCTCGCAGTCACGGCCCTCGCCATCGCTCCCGCGATTGTCGAGAATGTCGCCCAGCACGACGCTGTCGGTCCGATCCTCGGCTTGACGATCCTGCTGTTCGCTGTTGCCGTCGGAATCTTCGCCCTCCCCGTCAGGGATCGACGATGAAATCCGACTGGATCGCCTTCGTCGCTGTGATCGGTTTGATCGCAGCGGTCATGGCGTGGGTTTGGCTGATCTCTGAAGGTGTCCTGTGACGAACAGGAACAAGGCGAAAGGGTCGGCTGCTGAGCGTGCCGTCACCGATCATCTCAACGTGCATCGCATCCAGGCCGAACGAGTTCCGGCCGGGGCGACCTTGGATCGAGGAGACATTTGGATTCCCGATCTGCGTTGGCCGACGATTCAAGTGAAGAACCATGCGCGCATGGATCTCGCCGGCTGGGTTGATGATGTCACCGAACAGGCACATAACGCCGGACGTTATGCCGGAGTCGTCGTGCATAAGCGACGTGGCAAAGGCAGCCCCGGCTCCTGGTATGTCACCTGCACCCTCGACACCCTCATCGCCATTGTGAAAGGAGGAGGCCATGACTGAACTGACCGTCGAACACATCTGGCAACTGCTCGTCGAAACCGCCGAATCCGGCGAACCAGACTTCGAGCTGTATCTGGATGCCGCCGACATCATCCATCGACAAGCCGAACAAACCCGTCGGCTCGAACAGGTCGTCGAAACGTTGCGTGCTGAAAATCAGTTCCTCCGCCAGTCCGGATCGTTCGGATGACGATTCAGCCAAACCCCGACGACGTCGCTTGGATGAGTCAGGCGATGTGCAAAGGCCGCACCGACGAGTTCTTCATCGCACGCGGCGACACCGAAGCAGTCGCCCATGCCAAATCAATCTGTGCAACCTGTCCGGTCGTGACCGACTGCCGGGACTATGTCATCTACAACCCCGAAATCTATGGGATCTGGGGTGGCATGACCGAACGGGAGCGGCGCGCGTATCGACTCGCCAACGGTATTGAACTGTCATCATTCGCACACGGCACCCGTGGCAAGTTCGCTTCCGGATGCCGCTGCTATGACTGCCGATTCGCAGTCTCAAGATTGAGAACCGAATGGCGGCGACGATGAAACCACTTCCCTGCGTTGTAACCATTGACGAGCTGCCACATGGCGAACATGAACAGGAAACCAGGCTGATCGGATTGCAGCGCATACAAAGCCCACGGCCACGAATGCAACATCACCACCAGCCATCCCCACCAGCGGCCACGACCCGCCTGCCACATCCCAAACACCCCGACAAGCTCGAAGATTGACAGCAGAATCGGCCACACCGTAAAACCCCCGACAGGAGAAGAAATGCCCACCCTAAACCCCGACGAAGTGATCGCACTCAACCAGCCGATCGAAGAGACCCGACGTGACCGCTGGGGCCGCTACCAGGTCGTTCCGCCCGGTGGAGGGAAACCGATCGGATACACCCGAGCAACCACCATCGCCAAAGTTCTCGACGACACCTCGAGTCTGATGGCATGGAACGCAAGAATGACCGCCATCGGACTTGCCACCCGACCAGACCTTGTGGCCCTCGTCGCCTCCACAGACAACGACGACAAGAAAACCCTCGACGGCATCGTGAAGCGTGCTTCGGAAGCTGGTGGTGCAACGGTCCGCCGGGATCTCGGAACTGCCATTCACGGGATGCTCGAGCATCGGCTGAAAGATCCGACGTTCATACCTCCGGCACCTTATGACGCCGACATCGATGCGATCCTCGCAGCTCTCGCCGACGCCGGACTGACAGTCGTTGAAGGCATGACCGAACGGATCGTCGTCAACGACGACATCCAAGTCGCCGGCACCTTCGACCTCCTCCTCACCAACGGCACCGAAACATTCGTCGCCGACCTGAAAACCGGCTCATCAGTGAAATACGGGGGACTCGGCTTCGCCATCCAACTCGCGATCTACGCCAACGCCCACAACCTTTACACTCAAGGTGCAGCAAAGAACGGGTCGGAGGATCGTCGAGACCCCATGCCTGAGGTTTCAAACAAGGTTGGGATCATCATTCACTGCCAACCCGCCTCCGGAAACGTCGAACTTCACTGGCTTGACCTGCAAATCGGCGCACAGGCCCTCCAAACGGCCCTAGAAGTCCGCAGGATGCGCCGAGAGCAGGCAATCCACCCATTCACCATCCAACAGGCCACAGCGGCCCTCAACGGCCATGTGAGGCCCGGTCAGGTACAGCACGTCGACGAAGCATGGCGCACAGCCACCAAG